CCACGCCCGCGTCGTCCAGCTCCTTCAGCCTCGTCTTCTGGAGGTCGGCCTTTTTGGACAGCTCGTCGAACCGCGACTGAAGAAGCTCATTCTTGGCCGTCAGGGCCTCAACTGAATTTTCATTGTCGATAAACGCGGACGTGACTTTGCCCATCTCCGCGCCCATGGTTTTCAGCGAGGTGTTGATGGAGTTGATTTCGGATCTGAATTCTTTTTCGCCGTCTACGCCGATTTTCGGGCCGATATTATTCGCCATGGATTCACCACCCTAGTCAAAAACGTCCCGCGCCCGGCTCTGTTTCGCGCCCAGCTCCTCGATCTGCCAAACGGCAATCTGATCAAGCACCATTCCGAAGGGCAAATATGCCGCTTCTTTGCGCGTCATCCCGGCACGAGACGCATGAAAATACGTCCACGCCGGAGAGAATTTCTTCCCGGCGCGGTTTATGCGTTTTTTGAGCGCACCTCGACAGCTCTGGATGAATCGCTCGTCATCGCCGCAAAAATGTCGTGGACGATGTCGGTGTCCGTCACGTCGATTAGGTCGCCCGGACGGCACTTCAGCGGAGGTGGGACGTCCTCGCCCATGGCCTCGCAGTATGCCCGCCCAGCGCGGAGCATGATCTCCAGCACGGCATTGATAGCCGCGACCTTTCCGGCGGTCAGTGCCTCGCGCATCGCGTCCAGAGAGCCGAAGCGCTCCTCGATGTCCTCAATAGCCGAAAGGGAGAAGCACACCGGGCGCTTCTCCCCTCCGAGAGTCACATAAGATACTCTCATTCAGCCGCCTGCTTTCTCAGGCGGCAAAATATGCCGTGATGAACGCGATAGCGTCCTCCTGCGTGGCAAAGTCGAAAACCTTCTTCCAGGGCTTCACGCCGGTAACGGAGCCGCCGCTGACAGTGCCCTCGATCTCCGGCGTCTGCCATTCGACAGACTCGCCCATCGTCTGATACTCGTCAGACGGAGCGCTGAACATCACATAGCTGTAAATCACAGCCTGGTGATGAGCGCGGCTGCCGTCCTCCTGCGCCCAGCGCACGAAGGCGACGCCGACAGGATTGGCGACCTCGTTTCCGGTGTAATTGAAACCGGAGCCGGTGACCTGTCCGGCGGTTTCCTCCGCCTCGGTGAGACCGAACAGATCCGCGTAGGCGTCCTGAGTCAGACGGTCGAGCGTCAGCGTCAGAGTGCCGCCCGCAGCGGCAGCGGCGTCACGCTCGGCAATGCCGTTGTTTGCATAAAGGGGATTGTCGTCGACGTCCATCGGCTCAAACGAAGCAGAGATAGCCTTGCCCATCGTCTTGACGCCGTTGTAGCCGGTAACGATGCCGTCAGCGATTGTCGCTTTGGAATAGTACACGCCATAAAGGCCAATTCCAGCCATGATGTTTTCCTCCTTAATGGTTCATTTTTTCGTCGCAGATTTTCTCAAACTCGGCGGCGATCATAGCCTCCGCCGCGAGCTTGACCCGATTGACAGCCGGTCGGATAAACGGATGTTTTTGGCGCGTGGAGCTGCCAGATTCAAGCACACGCGCCTTTACCGGATTCGGATGACCGTTTTCGTCATAGCCGTCAAAAACGACCTGAGTGTAGATATAGCCGTTCTCGTTTTTGAATGTAACGAGAGCGGCTGAGTCGCGAAGCCCGCCGGTGTCAACGGGCGTATTCAGTTTTATGGCCTCGATCACGATACCAGCCGCCGGGTAAACGGCCCGCTTGCACATTCCTTCGACGTCAGCGCCGAGCTTCGACAGCTTGGAGATGTACTCGTCAAGGCCTTGCATCTCAATTTTCGCCACATTCCCACACCCATTCGTAGTGTATAAAGCCTGTGTCGTTCTCAAACTGGATGCTGTTGAGATACCAGGCGACCGGCACGGAATCAAGCGCAAGCTCGATGGCGACCTTCGGATAGCCGGAATCGTCCCGCGTGAAATAGTCAACGGTTCCTTGCAGCACCTTCTCGACGTGCCGGTTCCCGGCGATGAGGTCATTCGCACCGTCCTCGGCGTAAACGCCATAGTCGCCGACGGGAGCCTTCGACCAACCGAAATGGGCGAACTGATAGCCGGTCGCGGCCAGAGCGTTAATCAATTCATCCATCGACCGTCGCCTCCTCGCACGTCAGCTCGATAGCGCCGCCGGTCTGGTAGGTACGAATCACCCGATACCGCTGCCCATCAAACTCGCAGATTTTCTCGCCTTGGTACTCGGCATAATCCGCAAGCACGAAGACGAGCGTCGGATGGAGATCCTGTTCCAACGCCTGATAGAACTCGTTATAGCCGACAGAGCGGATGGTGCAAAACACCACTCGCTCCGTTTCTGTCGGCCTGTCGAAGACGCCATGCGCGGCAGGCGTCTCCCCGATCAGCGTCAGGATGCCAGAACGATTCATCCGACATCCCCCCAGTCCGTGTAGCCGGTCGCTGTCGCCAGCTGGGCCTTCTGCTCGTCGTAGGACGCCTTCAGCCGAGACCATTCGCCATCGGTCAGCGCGGAGAAATGCACCTTGCAGTAGGTGATGATCGCCCGCTCAACGATGGCCGTCAGCGTCTCCGGCACGACCACCCCGGCGATGCCGAGATCCAGTTGTGCCGCGCTGATCAGGTCGGTCAGCTCCGAATCATAGTTGCTGACGGTGATCCGCAGCGCCAGTTTGATTTTGTCAAGAAGCGTCATTGCAGCGCCTCCTTACTTCTTGCTTCGCGTTTCCCTCTTCGGCGCGGGTTTTTCCGCAGCCTCGACGATTTCGGCGACGTTAAGGGACAGAAGGAAACGCGCCTGATCCGGGGAGACCTCGACGATCTCCCCGGCCTTGTGGTTGATTCGCGCCGCCTTTTTCAGCAGCAGCTTCATCAGGTGGTGCTGATCTTGGCGAAATACTTGTTGCCGACCACGCCGATGGCGACAGGCTTGCGGCCCAGCACGCGGACGAGGTCGCTGGTCATCAGCGTTGCATCGTCGTACTTGTACTGGATCGCGTCGCCGTTGGGATAGTTGGCGAGGACGCCGGACAGGTCGCCGATGATGGGAGCGGTGGCGTAGTCGCTGAACAGGACGCGGATGCCCTCGAAAGGATCGAACGCGAAACCGGCGGACAGCGCCAGGGTCTTGTACGCGGCATACTGAGCCGGAGTGCAGATGATGACGAGATCGGAGGCCTCGCTGGTCAGCAGAGCGCGGGCGTTGATGAAATCGCTCACACCGGCAGCGGTAACGGACAGCTCGGCGACAGCCGGAGCGGTCGCGGTAGCGGTCTGAGGAGCGGCCAGGATGGCATCCACGACCTTCTTCTCTTCGGCCTTGATGATCTTGCGGCCCAGCTCGCTGTAGATGTAGCGGAGATACTCCTCGCCGCTCATGGTGTCCAGAGCCTCGTCGGAGATGCTGACCCACTTCTTCAGGGTCTCAGGCACGAGGGTCACGATGCCCAGCTGAAGGGCTTCCTCGGTCTGCGGATCACCGCCCTCGGCGTGGACGGTGGCGATGGGAGCGTTCAGCTCAAAGCCGACCTTGACGTTGCCCTTGGCGTAGGTCTTGCGAACGCGGCTCATGATCTCAGAGGCGCGAAGCTCCTCGGCGATGATGCCCTCGACGAAGGTCGGGGCCGGGACGGAGCCGACCAGCGGAGACTGCACATTGTCAGTCAGCAGAGCGCGGCACTCCTTGTCGGAGCCGGTCTTCACATAGTTGGCGAACGCGTTGATGTACTCAGCGCTGTTACGGATCTCTTCCAGATTCATTTTGTTTTCCTCCTTGAAATCTTCGGTTTTCTTGCCCGCACCGGCGGCGACCGCCTTGCGGATTTCCTCGCGCTGGGCCTCCGCAGTCTTGCGGGCCTCCAGCTCTTCCTTGATCGAACGCACTTCAGCCTCGATGGCGTCGAGGTCAGCATCTTCAGCGTCAAGCTGATTCGCCAGCTCGGCCTTTCGGGCCTCCAGCTGTTCGACAGTCATGTCTTTGACTTCCATGTCAAACCTCCATAAGAATTTTGATTTTCCGCTTGCGGGCTTCCCGCTCGGCAGCTGCGCGGCGCTCCTCCGCTGCTTCGGCGATGACTCCCTCACCGTAAGCACGAGCCGAAATCTCCGTTGCGTTGTTGGCCGGAAGCGAGACCGCCGAGACGTCATACAGCTTCCGGATCGCCGTGATCGTTCTCAGGATCGTCGTTTCCCCTGTGTCGTGGTTCTCGATAGTTTCACGCCGGTCTTCTGCGACGGTGAAACCAAACGACATTTTGTCGGTATAGCCGCCCTTGATTTCCTCATAGAGCTGGCGACCGATCTCCGTGCCGCCCAAGTCGGCGCGGATGTGCAGACCGTGATCGTCCGGCGTGAGCATCAGCGTTCCGTTGCTGATGCGGGCAAAGACGCGGCCCTCGTGGTCGTACTGCATGATCACGTCCGCCATGTCGGTCTTGTCGAAGGCGCGGGCGTCAATCTGCTCCATGACGGTATATCCGTCCTCTTGCCACAGCACATAGGGATCGTTGAAGGTCGTGGCATAGCCCTCGACGATCTTCCGCTCTTCCTCGTCGCCGGCTGCGCGGGCTTCAATCTGCGCGACGGCGCGATAGCTGCGGCCCTCGTCAAGTTTCTGCTGTATCGTTTTCGGAATCATTGTCTGTTTCCTCCTCTGTCACTTTTTCGTCGGCGTTGTAATACTCCCCGCGCACAATGCGGACGTCGCCGCCCTCCACCGGCGGTAGCTGCCAGATCTCGCGGACGTCGTTGATGCTCATGATGCCCCGGTCGAGCATGGCCGAGCTGACATTCAGCTTGTCCGCGTTGGTCATGTACTGTAGCCGGTTCGCCGTGGCGAAAACGCGATTGCCCTGTGACTGCTCGCGGAAGGTAAAGAGCATCCGCGTCATGACCTCGCTGAACTGGATGGCGAACGGCTCGACGCAACCCTCGTAGAACGCTGCCCAGCTGTCGCCGAAGGCTTTGTTGGTGAGGATCTCCTCGTTGACGCCGAAATAATCGAAAACCGCTCTGTTGATGACGCCCATCTGATCAGCGTCCACAACAAACGGTTTGTTCTCGATCTGTTTGATGTTCTGGTAAGTGTTCGGAAAGAGCAGCATCCCGCCGCCACCGGCGTCACGGCTAAAATTCTCCTCCGTGAAGCGTTTCCGCTCTTTCGCCAGATCCTCGGCCTTCGCGAAATTCGTCAGCTGGGCCATGAAGCGATAGGTCGCCGCGCTCTTGACGCCCTCCTGGATGCCCTGATTCTGCATCTTGATCAGATCCATCGTCGGGTACAGCGCCCGGTTCGTTTCGCCGAACATATCGCTCCGGTACTGGAATCGCGTCATGATGCCGCAGAACTCCAGCTCGATTGCAGCAATCTCGCCCCAGCCGAAATGGTAGCGCAGATACGGCGTTTTATTTTCGCCGTACTGCACGACTTCACACCGCTCCGGCAGCGGAGCATACACCCCGCTCGGCTCGCCGTAGGCGTCGAATACCGGCACGAGAAAGGCCGTGTTGTGGACGTACAGAATCGTCGCCAGTCGGTAAAGGAACTGGCTCCAAGTATGAAACTCATTCGGCCCGTGTGATAGCTTGTTCTGTAGCGCCGGTTTTGCCGCGCCCTCCGTGTGGACGGCCAGCTTACTGATGTTCCGCGCAATGGCGTCGATGCTCGCTCTCACTAGCTCCGACTCATAGATGTTCCCGCCGAAAGTCGTGAAATGCGGCTCATAGCCGTTGAGCATCTTCCATTGGCCTTGGTAATCGCCGCTCGGCTTCGGCCGTGTGCCGAACAGCCTGTCAAAAAGTCCCGTGTGAATCACCCCTCATTTTTCAACTGCTCGCCTATTTCCGCGCTCCACTTCTGCCGCACCGTGAAGGCGTCAGCCAGAGCGGCACAGCCGTCGATGTGCAGCGACGGATTGACCTTGACCAGCTTCCCGCGCCCGCGCTCGTTGCTCATCTTGATGGCCGCGTTCAGCAGATGCGATTTCAGAAGGTCGTTGTCGCCGATGTGGACGCGGCCCTCCGCGATCAGGCCTTCCATCTCCTGAAGCACCGGCCACAGGTTCTCGCCCTGAAAGACATCGTCCATCTGGAAGCCGTAAGCCTTCATATCCTGAATCAGATACTGAGCGCTGTATCGGTCATAGCCGGTCTGGAGCGGGAAGATCTGATACTCTTCGACCAAACGCCGAAACCACGACTCGCAGTCATGGTAATCGACGAACTGATCGCCGGACAGCGTCAACAGGCCGCGCTGGACGAATAGGTTATACGGCACACCATCCCGCTGTATGGCCTCATCGATGCGCTCACGCGGAAGAAAGAACTGAGCGAAGACATACAGCTCGCCGTCGCGCTCTACAATGGCGCAGCAGGCGGTCAGATCCCTCGTCTGCGACAGGTCGATGCCGCCGACGGCGTAACTGTTTTGGAAATCCTCCAGCCGGAGCGGCTTGCCGCAGCACCGCTCCACGTCCTGAGTGGAGAGCCATGCTGTGCTTGCCGTCTGCTTCAGACAGCAATACTTGGTTATGAACTCGGCCTTCTTGGACAAGCTGCCCTCGGCGACCGCGATCTCCTCCAGCAGATAGTCAACTGATACGGAGACGCCCAGATTCGGATTGCTCTTCCGCAGCTCGTTGATGTCGTTCCATTTGTCGGCATCATCGATCATGTACAAAAATGGCAACAGCTTCGTTTCTTTGCTGTCGCCCATGAGAAAACGAGTTGACCGCTTGACCAGCTCGTCATATATGCCGTCGTTGATATAGCCGCTCGTCGTGCAGCTGAGAAGCAGACCGTCAGGCCGAGCGCCCATGCCGGACTTCATGACCTCATACTGCTTTAGGCCCTTGTCCCCTTCCCATGCGGCGACCTCGTCGCAGACGCACAAAGAAGGATTGAAGCCGTCACTCTTCTTCGCCGAGAACGCGATCTTCTTGACCGTGCTGTTCGTGCCGGGGACGCAGAGATCTGTCATGCGATGCCGCGCCAGCATGGAATCGTCGTTGACGCGCTTGTTGTGCATATTCTTTTCGCCGACGATCTCCTTCAGCTCTTGCCACTCTGGATCCAGCTGCGTCATCTGCCAAATGTCGTTGTAAACGATGTCGGCCTGTTCCAGCTTCGGCGCGATGCAGAATACCCGCGCACCATATCCACCGGCCTCACGCCAGATATACTCGGCAATCGAGGCGCCAAGCTTGCTCTTGCCGTTCTTCCGGGAGATGACCAGCAGCACCTCGCGCCACTGGCGCTCACCGTCTTTATCAACGATTCCGAAGATTGCCGACAAAAAAGCCTTCTGCCACAGCTCCAGCTTCAGCGGGCCGGGAGCCAATCGTCCCTCCGTGTGAAAACAGTGCGCTTCAATCCAATCAATCGCCGCGTCGGCCTTCGCCTGGTCGAAAAAGAAGCGTTTCTCCTCCAAGCCGGTGATCAGGATCTCGTAAAGCATCATGATCCAGCGGCCCACACAGATTTTGCCCGCCTTGATCTGCTGGTAATATGCGAAGATATAGTTATCTTTGGCGAGCTTTTTCCGTCTCATCGTAAGTCCGTCTCTTTCGCGCTATCTTTTTCTCGACTTCACAGCCCGGTTATTTCGCTCTCGCGATTTTTTCCGGACGAGGGGGGAGTCGAAACGCAACGCCCGCTCTCGTCGAATCGATAGCGCTTTTCGATGCGTCCGTGTTCTTCGGCATGACAGTTTCGACAGAGCAATTCAAGATTTTCAAACGCGCAGCTTACAGTCGGATCAGAAATATTTTCCGGCGTCAGATGAATCTTATGGTGGACGATCTCGCCGCTGACATACAGCCCGCGCTTCAGGCAGCGTTCGCACAGACCGCCGACGCTCTTGATGTATGCGGCGCGACATGACCGCCATACCGAAGAAAAGTAAAAGTCTTTCGCCCACTCCTTCAAACGCAAAGCACCCCCACCCGTACAGCTTCGCTTCCCGCCGTCTAGGCCCGCCAGAGAAACAGAAGGAGAAGCACAAACGGAGCAGATGCCCCGTCATCTGCTCCGCTGAGTATATTCTTTTTACCACGTTTTTCTCTGTTTGTTTGGTAAAGTTTTTTAATTCTTTTTCAGCCCGACATAGACCGCCGTGAGGATTTCCCCATTCCACCGCCAGAGCGCATCAGGCGAATAATGCACGATGTCCGCCGCGCCGTCGATTGTGTGCGTGTGCTTGAAATAGACCAGCTCCACCATGCGTAGCCGCTCCTTGCTATTAGCATATCGGCTTTGCATATTGAGCATGAACTCCACGGCGCTGATGATGTTCTCCTCGCGCTCGGTCAGCGTGGATCTGAGCGCGACATCCTCGGTCGTGCGGGACGCGCTGTGCTGGACAGCCGCTCCGCCATAGACCGGCGTGATGGTGGCCTCGTTCTCGCCCTGGCGTCGCTTCAGTTTCGGATACTGTCGGAGCGCGGCCCGCGCCTCAGACCGCCAGCTCATGTGGACCTCCCGACAGCGACCCACTGGCCGTAGCTCATGCCGTGCGCTGCGGCCTCACGGGCGACCGCGCTGAGCGATGTCCGCCGCTTTTCTTCCGCCTGCTGCGCGGCATTTCGCTTTTTCTGATAGAGACGGTTTGTCTCATGCTTGCGCTTCAATCGGCACTCCGGGCAGCGCTGTGTTCGGACGCAGCATCCGAGCGGCAACTGTACACCACAATCAATGCAGTATTTCACAATAGGCGGCTCCTTCGCCCGCCCCTCCCGCGCTCGTTCCCGCGCTTCTGCCCGACGCTGGGCGTAGTATTCAAGCTGATGCTCATGTTTACACTCATCGCAGCGTAGCCGAGTTGCCGCGCCGGGAATCGGTTTGCCGCAGTCAATGCAAATCCCCATCGCTTACCTCCTGTTTTAGCCATTTGAGCCAATAGTCTGACCCGTAAGTACCGTCCAGCCGATATGCCTCGCACTCTACCTCAACAATCCACTCTGCCAGTTCCTCATCCGTCATTGCCCGGATGCGGTCGGCGTTGGTCTGCTTCTGAATCTTCCGCACAAGTTCACGCTCCGCTTTTGAAACTCTGTCCATCATTCGCCCTCCTCTGCCGCCTTGACCATCGCAAGGAAGATTTGTGTTTCTTCCATATTGCCGATAGGAATACCACTGTTCACCATGTCGTACATTTTGACGAAATCATCTCCGTATTTCTCGCGGCAGACTTCTCGCAAATCTTTCTTGCGGAATTTCTTGAACCATTCTTGCGGTTTGTACCACAGTCCCATCATGATTTCTCCTCCGGCGTTTTGGAAACGATGCGGTCGTAGTTGGTCGGCTCAACAGTTCGATTCTTTCTGCAAGAAACGCCGTCGTAGTTCAGCAAACAGGAGAATTGCATTTCGCAGCGGTCACAAAGCGTCATAGGTTTTTCCATCACTCGCCCTCCTCTGCCGGGATGATGGTGGGAGCATTTTCTTCCATTCGCTCAAACATCTTGTAGCGAATCCAGCATCCGCTGTCCCACTTCTGCATCGGAGAATCCGTTTCAAATGCTTCGTGGTACATTGACTGTCTCAGCGCATCCGCGTCGATCAGTCGTCCATGCGGCGGGACGGGGATGAGAGGACACCATGTCGGACGCTTGACGGTTGATATTTTCTCTCGCTGTTCAAGCCCCACGGAGTAGCACCACCCGTCTGCCATAAGCCGACAGTCGGCACAGCTTGTCGGCATCTCCATGTTGCGAATCAGCACACTCATCTTTTTCCCTCCCATGACCGCCGCCGTAATGGCATCATCGCGGTCATAGCGGAACTGTTTCATGTCATCCATCAGCTCACCCCCGGAATCCCTCGACAAATATAAGTTGTCGACCGGAAATACCCCGTGTCCACCGTAAACGCTTTCCAGATGCTTACTCCCTGCACCTTGTTGTCTTGCCAGTAGCAGTCGCTCGGCACATCGTGGTCGCCGTCCAGCGCCACCTTTGCGGCCTCATAAGCCTTACGGGATGTCTTGTCGAAACCGTAGGTATAGCTCACAAGATACTGCCCCGGTTGCGCCACGACCTCTTTTACCGTGTCCGGGAACCATTCACTCCTCACACGGTTCAACACTACTACGCCCACCGAGACGGAATGTTCCCAGTCGCACCATTCCGGGTCTGCTTCGTTTTGAATAACCTTCGCCAGAATGTCCAGATTCTCCTGCTCGGCCCACCATGCCTCACTCAGCGCCCGGATCGCCGGGTCATCGTCCTCGTAGCCCACGCTCCGAAGCAGCTCGGCGGCGTCATGCAACGCGATCTGGCGATGCGTCAGCACCCGCCCGCCATCGTAGGCGTCCACCGGCGTGGCCAGGAGGACGCACAAAAATATCATGATCACGACCATGCAGATCACGATGCCGCGCACGATGTTGTTATGTTTCATCGTTTTCAATCTCCTTTACCGTAATAACCGTCCTAGGCTGCTTCTTATCATATCCCCCGGCGACGTGGAGCCGGATGTGGGCCATGTCGTCGTCCACGATCACGCCCGCCTTCGTGAGGCCGTCGAGGAGGAATTTGCCCGCATAATTGTCCGCGTCGTGGCGCGTCCGCGTCGGGAAATAGTACATGATCTCCACGTCCGCCAGCTGATACGGCGCCGCAGGCCGTTCTTTCGATGCTCTGCACGTCGCCCAGACGAGCTGCGTCCAGTAGGCCTTGGCCTTGCGATACTCCCACGAATTTTCACGACCGGCGAACTGATTCAGCGACGGCGGACAACCGCGAAGCGTTATGCGAAGCATCGTCACACCTGCCCCTTCATGAAGCATCCCCAGAAGGTCGTGCTTTTCTTTCCGCTGTGGTGTCCAAAGAGCGGCTTTTGCCCGAT